TAGACACTTGTTGTTGCCGTGCTCGATGGGAAACGTTTAAGATTTAAAGTCACCGTTGCGTTCCCTGTTAAGGTTTTAAAGTCGGGTAAGAATCGACTGATCGATAAATAATGTTGCCCTGCACCTCCGACTTCTAAATCAAAGTCATAAGATTCTAAGTTCCCTGCAATCGCGGTTGAAGATCCATCTGGATTAATTTGATTACTTCCTACTTCCTGTTCAAAATAAACCGTCTGGCCTAAATCTGTTTCACCAATGACACTAGGAAACGTTCCTGTGGCTGTAGAATCAAATTTAGTTGAATGAGGATTAGGATAAATGTTAGCAGGCAGCCATGAGGTTCTTGCTTCGGTACCTGGGTACCAGACTCCTCCTGGTATTTTGTTTTCTGCACTCCCTGCAGATTCTCCAAAGTTGTATACGGCATAACGGTCATTGTAACTTGCACCTGAAGTCGGGTAATACCATACAACTTCGGTAAATAGATTATTGATAGCGGCACAGAACTGTTGACCTTTAGTCGTATCAATATCATCATAAACATAATCTTCAATCGTACAGCTTAAAGATTTAACCGTACCGTCGAAGAGGAAAAATCCTTTTGTGCTCATCCAATAGGCCACACCGTCTATTTCAACAACGGCATTTTGGCCAATCAATCCACAGTTCGTTCCGACTTGTTCAAATCCAAAAGTAAAAGGTGCACCGACATGCTTCATGGTATAGAGCGCAGTATCCGTCCACACTAGAATATTATCTTTTGCTTTAAGGGCACCCATAATCTTTGTGCCATCTTGAAGTCTTTGACTACCTGCACTGTTGGTAGCGGTAGGAGCAAATGTATTAATTGTTTCCTGATCCGAGAACCGTATAAACATATCGTCCTGAGTAGACGCATCCCCAATGGTAGTTTCTGTTCCCAATAAAACTAAGTGTCGGGTTACAGGAGCCATCATCATGGTTCGAGATGCTGTTGGAGCTGCGGTTGTTACATAACTTGTAGTGCTCGTTGATGCACGAGTCGTGAACCGTGCTGCAATACTTGCATCCCATGTATAAGTTTTTCCATTGGCAATTGTAGCCAATAGAACATCTCCAAAATTATCCAAAGACCAGAGTCCTGGTTCAAGAGTTACGCTTGAAGCTGCCACTGCCGATCCCCAGCCTGCATATAAAGTAGCATTGTCTACGACCGTTGCATCAGTATGAATCGCTGTGGATGTTCCGTCTTGTGCCCGCGCAATGGTTACTAATTCATTGGTTGATTTAGTTGCATAGGTAATTAATTCATCTTCAACTGCAATAGTTCCTGAACTTGGAAAAGCAGATGCATCGGTTAATCTAATTTGAGTGGCCGAACCATTATTTCCGTCAGCGTCGGCTGCTAAAGAGCCATCTAAATCATTAGTGGCTACACCTGAAACCGTTCCACCAAAATTTCCAACACCAAAACCATAACCATAAGTTTGTTCCGCAGGGCCCACTGCTTGGTAGGGTTTTAAATCTACACTTCCTCCTGTTGCTGAAGATCCTGTGCTGGTAAAGGTAACAGTAAATGTGACAGCAGTTGGAACGGTAATAACTTGAAACAATTTATCTTCAAAATCAGAATCAGAAAGCCCCGTACCTCCAGGCAGAGTTACACTATCAAATAAAACAATAGCGCCTGCGAGTAAGTTATGAGCCGCACTTGTTGTAATAGTGATGGTAGTTGTGCCATTAAAAGTAAAGGTAGCACTCGAAATGGTTGTTGCTAAAGGAGTAATATCATAGAGCTGACCTTCATAATAAATGAGTAAAAATTTATCAGTTCCAATAGCTACGTATCGGTTACCATCCAGATCAACAAAAGAGTGTTGAGCTCGGGATACACCCACAATGGTATCGGTTAATAAAGAAGACCATCCTCCAACCTTTTCAGGTAGGCCATATCGGAACCTAACATTGTCAGAACTTACCCAGCGCCTTTCGGCACCGACTTGAGTTTGTTGTTTATCGATTCCTGGTAAAAGTTTAAAATCTACAAGAGCCATGTTTCTAGCTCCTAGGCTGTATTAGTTTTATAAGCCCAGCCTCGTGTTGAATCTATATAGACTAACGTTATGGATTGGCCATTAGTGCTTAATGTTAAATCAGAAGAGGCTGTATTAATAGGTTGACCATTTCGACCCACCGTTAAATTATTAGAATTCCATGTACCTCGAGTATCAATGATGGTCACCTCGTCTCCTGTTGAAGGAGAAGCGGGAAGAGTCACCGTGATTGGATTAGAAGTAGTGTTAGCAAAAATTTGTGCTCCCGCCACTGTGGTGTAGGGACTATTCGTATCTGTAATGGTTGCATAACCTTTGGTTAATAAACCTAAGACCGTATCCGTTCCATCCGAGTAAACCAGCATCGTGGATCCTGGAGGAATGGGTACTGCATTGGAAGACGATGCGGTTAAAACATTTAGAGTACGATTAGAAGCTCCTCGAACCGTTGCATCCTGAACAATGTATACTCGTTCAGCTGAAGCAGGCATAATGAATTGTCGATTAGCTGCAAGAGTTCCTGTTAATTTAAAAAATAAATTTTTTCCATTGGCGGTTGCTCCTTGGCTTAGGCTTAACGTTACATCCGCCGCTGCTACGTCTACCGCTATATAGCCGCTGGATGCTTGTTCTAAAATTTCTAAATTGGTATTAGTTACTGTTCCCCATAACCCAGCTTTTTCACCTGTGGTTACTTTCTCTATTCCTAAATTAGTTGTATAAGTCGATGCCATAATTCTCCTATAAAGGGTCTATATTAGTCCAGCTTTGACTAGCATTTGGATCAATTGGTACCCACGTTATCACATTCACGTTCTCTGCGCCAGTAGAAATTGTAAGCTCATTACCCGTTGGATAAATATTGGCATCAATTACAAAGGTGATGCCATTTGCATTTTGACTTACGGTAACCCCTTTCCCTGTAGGAATAACAAGACCATCTCCATTAATGGTAATACCATTAGCATTTTGACTAACAGTAACAGCGTTACCTGTAACAATAATTACAGCGCCTGTACTACCTAAGCCGCCAAAAGTTAATTCTCCGAATGCTGCAAATCCTAACATATAATATAGCCTTATGAAGGAGACAGTGAGGTATGTGGTGGAGTCACTGCCTCCATCGTAAAGCTATATCATTTCTTAAACCAAGAGGGAAGACCTAAATGGGGACGCTTGTCGAACATATTATCTTTAGCTCCTGGTGTCTTGCGATTATTATAATGTAAAAATACTTGAATACATTCTTTGCCTTTAAATTTATTTCTCCAATGCTCTAGTTCACAGCCACTATACACCAGCATATCTCCTGGTTTAAGATCAACTCTTATACCTTTGAGTCCTTCTTTTCCAGAAGGCTCAAGATAAATTGGCCAGGGATCACCTGCAAGATTCATCGTCGTAGAGATTTCACAGCTAAAGCGATCCTTATGTCTTTTTAAAACATCTCCATGTTTATAAATTCTGGCAAAAGTATAAGCAGGAGTCAATTTCAATCCTGTAATCTTTTCCATTATAGCTTGACACTTCAACATTAAAGTTTCCATAGCAATATCTGAATAACTAGAATAGGTATGGGGAATCTGATCGTCGTCGCCCTCATACTCACCTAATAAAACTTCATAAGGAGAAATATATCTTTGTTTTAAACAAGTATCATATACCTGTTTTTTTATTGAAAAGTAATTTGCAACAAAAGCTGCCAGGTCTTTTGAAATGGCTTGGCGTATAATACAATATTTATCTTTCTTAAACATCTTTAGCCATCTCTTTAGGGATAGCCGTGATGTTCCAATGGATAAATCTAAAAGGTTCTTTGCCGTGGTCGACTGCGTATTCATGTTCCAGATATCCTGGAAATATAATTAAGGTTCCAGGTTTAGGTCTGAAATGAACGAGCTCTGTGCCATGAAAGACACCTTTTAATTCTGGTTTCATTTTTAATTTAGTACATCTTGCTCCTGTTCTTGGATCATGGAAAATAGGATAAGAAGTTTTCTCGGAACATTTTAAGAAATAAAATCCTGCTACATGCTGGTTCCAATGGATGTGGGCTGAATGATGACCGCCTCCTTTTTTAGAAAATTCTTGAACCCACATTTCAGAAAACATAGTTTGATATTGTTTCATATCGTAACCATGATGATCTAAAAATTCCCAAGACTTTTGACCTATATAATTTCTTCCCCTTTCTTCTCCTCCTTCCCC